CACGGTGAGTGCAGTGACAGTATCTCCAGTGATCGTTGCCGTTGCTGCTGCCCTATAAAGGTCACCAACAATTTCTTCACCGACAACAAAGTCTCCAGTGCCACCAGGATCCATAACGAGTTTGATGGATGCAGCAAAGTTTGTCTGAATAGCATCAACCTCAGCAACACCAGTGTCAATGTCTTCATCACTGTATTCAAACAGCTCACAACGAAGACCCCAGACATGAATCTTACCTAACTGGTAGAAGGGGACTTCATGCTCCACAAACTGAATCTCAAACGTTTTCCCTGCCATAGGAAAATGCACAAGGTCTCCCTCATTAGGACGACCCTCCACAATCAGTGTGGTGTTATCGTCTACGGCTTCTTGGAATCTTTTGCGAGAGATGATAAAGGTTACCTGATCAGATACCCTAACCCCAAACTTACTAAACATGTCTCCGTCTCCACGGAAACCACCAGCATCTTCAACATATGCTTCAATCTCAAAAGCATCATCAAACCTAGAGAGAGTATCTTCTCCAAAGATGCTGTCTTCTTTAACAATAGTCCTGGGAATATAATAGATATTTTTCCCAAACATCTTGATCTGCTCGATGATCAGACTCTCTTGGAGGTCTTGCTCACCCGACGTGCCTTGTGTGAAGTATGAGTTGAGTGCCATATCAGCCAATCATGTCCAGTGGAGGTGTTTCCCAGGTGGTGCGGAGTTGCTCGTCGAGAATCTTCAATTCCTCAACAGCATCATTGTAAATCATCTCGCCATTTAGAGTAACTCCACCAGGCATTTGCACGCCTTGGAATTTCGTCAGGTTTTGACCCCACTGCTTTTTAATCTTTGCAGTGGCATAGTCTTTAACCCACATTTGATTGTAAATCTCTGTCCAAGTTGTAGGATCCATTGCCCTCCAACATTTGATCACAATGTATTGATCGACCAATGCATCTGCTGTCCAGTCAAAGTCGATATACAGTCTATCCTGCACTTGCGAATAGCGAACAGGTTTGATACCTTCCAGCAGGAAATCAATAGTTTCCAGATGCTGCTGGATCATATAGTAATGATAAAACTGTGTAGATGTAAAATCATACAGATCATTCAGACGCATCTGATATCTGATGTCAAACATGTTACGAGTGCCCTTGTCTGTGAAGGAGAATAGACCTTCAATGGAAAGGATATGATCAGGCACCTCAATGTAACCATTACCCTCTTTCCAACTATCGTTACCAGCCTTTGAGGTATAAGGGGTATTTGTTTTAGCACGATCAATAACATCTTGAGTAATCTGATGTTTCAGATATACCCTCTCAGCACCATCGTAATGGAATTGCTGAAACTTTTGAAGCGTATAGTCGATAGCATCATCGACCTGATCGTCGGATACATTGACCTCCAAGACTGGTTTACCCAGTCTACGGAGGCAGTATTCTTTGAGTTCTGCTTTAGATGTTGGAGATGCCATTAGTTATCAGCGAGTGAGAGCGGCGAGAGCAGCCTTGAGTTGGGTAACAGTTGTAATACCAGCGTCATTACCGATCGCATTAAGAGCGGTATAGATGTCATCAATATCAGCATCATTAGCATCTGCTGTTGCACCCTGAGCAGCAGTTGCATAAGCAGTGCTGTTGGTAGTAGCAGCACTGCCAAGACCAAGGGTAGTGCGAGCAGCAGATGCAGATGTATCATCAATCAGAGATGCACCGAATGTGCTGATTGTGGGGGTGCCAGTCAGATCACTATAAGCACCAGAGGTTGCGACAGTTGCAAGGTCGGCAGGTTGAATGGCAGAGTCTGCCAGTGTGCCTTGAGCAGCGGTAGCATAGTTTCCAGAAGCAGCGGTGATCCGAGCATCGGCGCGAGCATCTGTGTAGTAAAGGTTGACAACACCCTCAGTGATGTCATCAGTTGTCTTAGTTGCAAGGCGAGCATCCCATCTTGCAGTGGTGTAATACAGATTTGATCCTTCTGCCAGGTCGGTTGTAGTCTTGCTGCTGAGGTCGAGGTTTGCACCAACTTGAAGTGCAATACGAGCATCAGCAAGTCCATTTACCTCAGCATCAGTGCGCTCGGTGAAGCTAAAGACACCAGTAGAAGCGTTGTAAGACAGATCCCCAGAAGCCCCAAATGCACTCCTAGCACGAGAATTTGTAAAGAAGACATTCGTCGATCCCTCAGTTACGTTGTCGGTATTGATATCCGACTGAGTAACCGACAGACCACCGCTACCATCATGTGTAATACCCACTCCATATGTAAAGTGGCTACGAGTGCGAGCAGCAGTTGTGAAGAGGTTTGTAGATCCTTCAGTCAGATTGTCTGTATTGATATCAGATTGGACTGCACTCAGAGTCAGCAGGTTACCTGCATCATCGTAGGTAGCAGAGATGCCAGTGCCACCACTGATCAGAGCAGCAACACGATCATCAACTCTCTCATCGGTGAAATAAAGGTTGCTAGTGCCCTCTGGAAGACCGTCAGTCGTGTGATTAGCGATGCTACCAACCTGAGACAGGTTATAGGTAATGGTGCCAGTCACATTCAGGTTACCAGCAACTTCAAAGTCAGTAGTTGATTTGAAGTTGGAAACCGTGAGTCGGTTTTCAAATGGGTTATAGGTGAGGTTAGTGGAGTCTGTGCGGACCTCGGTGTATCCCGTGTTTGCAGAGACAAACGGGACATAGTAAGTAAGGTTAGAAGATGCAGTCTCTGTAATGTTAACCAGATCTGCCTTATCGGCGGTGCCTGTGAGGTTACCAGTAACATTACCAGTGGTCGTGCCAGTGACAGTAAGGTTGCCAAGGACGCTAGCGTTGGTTGTAACTTCAAGACTGTTGAGAGTTGCCAAACCAGCACCAGTGATGTTACCAGAAGTGGATTGCAACTCAATCTTAGTCGTGCCAGCACCGTTGTTGAGTTGCAGTGCCTTAGAAGCGCCCTGCAGGACAACGTTATCGTTGAAACGAGTTGTGCTGTTTTGAGTGATTGTATTGTTGAAGGTTGTGGCACCGTCAACATTCAGTGTGCTGTCAAAGTCAACAGCATTAACAACATTCAGTGTGCTGTTGAGAGTTGTAGCGCCAGTAACACCCAAAGTGCCTGCGATATCAGTATTACCAGAGGTGCCTTGGACTGTAAACTTGTTAGTGTTGATCAGCAGAGATCCACCAACGTTTGCAGTTGCACTTGTAGTGATACTGGAGGTGTTGATCGTGGTGAATGTCGATGTGCCAGTAACACCAAGAGTGCCACCGATATTAACATTACCACTTGTGCCATTCAGAGTAATGGTGCCAGCGTTGTTGGGACCAAGTGTCAGCAGTTGACCGAAGTAAACATCTTCAGCAACGGTCATACCACCATTGCTCAGTCGGACAGCAGCATTAGAGCTGAGACTTGAGGGGTTTGTGCCGTTGGAGAAGAGGACTCTACCTCTGAATTCCTGACTACCCTTCTGGACCACGTTACCATCTACAGTGAAATCACCATAAATTTGGATGTCAGCCCCAAAGGCAACGTTACCAGCGAATGAAGCGCCTCCAGAGACCCTCAGAGCGCCTCCAGCAGTGAAGAGTGCAGGTAGGTTGGTAGTTTGTGTTGTATCAGTGATAGTGACAATATCATTGACTTCCAGAGTGCTGTCCAGATCGACAGCGCCAGTGACATTGAGAATATCGTCGATGACAGTAGCACCTTCAACATTCAATGTGCCTTGAATATCGGTGTTACCAGTTGAGGAAGCAACGCTAAACTTAGTGATCGAAGATCCATTCTGAATTCTGATAAACTTAGATGCAGAATTAAGAGTGATGTTGTTGGTGAAGACAGACACACCAGCCACATCGAATGTGCCATTGACTGTCAGATTATCATCAACAATCGTTTCACCAGTAAAGGAATCTAAGGTCAGAGCACCAGCAGATGTGCTGATCTCAGAAGATGCATCAACACCGATCTTGATGTTGTCTGCTGTGATATCAGTAGAGGTGATCGCATGATTAAAGGTAGTGGTGCCATTGATGACATGGTTGTCTGTGCCAGCATTACCAATAGTGGTATTGCCATCAACTTGCAGAGTGCCAGTTACAAAGAGGTTTGCCTGGTTGTAGATAGCACCAGTAGCAGACTGGAATGTTAGAGCACCAGAGTTAGTATCGATGACGTTATTAGCAACAACGCCGATTGTGATGCTATCGATGGTGACATCAGTAGCAGTCATGGCATTGTTAAACTGGACAGTGCCCGTCACAACGTGGGAGTCTGTGCCAGCATTACCAAGAGTAACGTTACCGTCAACTGTAAGTGTGCCATCAATCTGAGTGTTGCCATCAACATTCAGGTCAAGATCAACGTCAAGGTTGTCGGTGATGTTAACAGTGCCACCGACAGAATCCAGGATCAGGTTACCTGCCGTTGTGCTGATCTCGTTAGGAGCGTCAACACCGATTCTGATTTGATCGGCAGTGATATCCGTAGAGGTGATCGCTTGGTTGAATGTGACTGTGCCGTTGACAACATGAGCATCAGATCCAGCGTTGCCAATAGTTGCATTGCCTTGGACCTGCAGAGTGCCACCCACATAGGTGTTACCTGTGCTGATACCAACGGTAAAGACTGTGCCAACGTTGAAGTTATTCTGGGTTGACAGAGCACCAGTAACACTCAGGTTACCACCAATGGCAGCGTCATCAGTAACTGTCAGGTCATCACCCACATACAGGTCAAGACCGATACCAACGCCACC